CTGCTGGCGTATTGCGCCAAGTTGGTGGCGAACCTTTGAGCGGCCAAGAGCTAGCCGACATGGCAGCAGCATTTAACGCTGCGCGCATGACAAACCAAACGGCAGCACTAAACGAGTACTTAACATACGAAGCCACGACGGCGACCCCCGACAAAATGCTGCTTGTCGAGTCCCGCGACTTCCAAGCCCGCGAACTCTGCCGCGCCGCCAATATCCCCAACTACTTGGCTGGTATTGACCAAGGCAGTTACCAATACACCACGTCGGCAGGCGCTCGCGCCGACCTTTACCTATTTGGTGCCAAGGCGTTTATTGACTGCATTTCAGAAACCTTGTCAAGCGACAACGTGCTCCCGCACGGCACTTACGTTAAGTTTGACGTAGAAGAATATTTAAGCGAGTCCTACCTAGGCGACTCGGAAGTAGAAACAGAAACAACAATAGAAACCCCGAGGTACGCAAATGATTAGGTTTACCCCCAGCTCTTTTACTGTCGAGGCCGCCAAAGGCGCAACGCCTAAGCGCACTATTTACGGTTTGGCTGCGCCATATAACGTGGCGGCACGTACCAGTACCGGGCAAGAAGTACTTTTTATGCCGGGTAGTTTGCCAGTTGACGGCCCCGCGCCAAAACTTATGCAGTACCACGACTCGACTAAGCCTATTGGCATTGTGACTGAGCGCGTAGAAACACCTGAAGGCGTTATGTTTGCCGCTCGTATTTCAGCCACTAACGCTGGCGACGAAGCATTGACACTTGCCCAAGACGGCGTGCTCGACTCGGTAAGCGTTGGGGCAACCCCGACAGAGTGGGAAATGGTAAACGGCGTTATGCACGTCACCGCCGCTATTTGGTCAGAATTAAGCATGGTTTCCGAAGGCGCTTTTGCCGATGCGAAAATCCACCAAATTGCTGCACAGTCTGATATAACATCAGTAGAGACGGAACCCGACACCGACGAGAACGAAACCGAAGAAGAAACAACAGAAACCCCAGAGGAGTCACCCGTCATGGAAAACCAAGCACCAGCAGTAGAAGCATCAACACCTACAGCGCCTTTGTGGGCAACTGCAAAACCACAATTTAAGTTGCCATCACCTAGCGAATACATTGCAGCAATGGCAGCAGGCACCACGGCGTTTGCCGAAATGAACGCACGCATTAAAGCAGCTGCGCCAGATATCACCACCGCCGATACACCCGGTATTTTGCCTGAAGTCATCACCGGCAGTGTGTACGACTCGCTTAACCCCATTCGCCCGTTTGTTAGCGCCATCGGTACAAAAGCAATGCCAACCGCTGGCGCAACATTCCGTCGTCCAAAAATCACGGTACGTCCGACAGTTACACAGCAGCCAACCGGCCAACTGAACGCGCTTGACCCATCAACCGTGACCGTTGCAAACAACGACGTAAGCAAACTTACTTTTGGTACTTACGTAACCGTTTCGGAACAAGACTTGGACTGGTCAGACCCCGCTTCAATCAGCATCATCTTAGAACAGTTATCCATCGCCTACGGGCAAGCCACCGATAACTACGCAGTAGACCAGTTGGTAGCACAAACCACACAAACCGAAACGTTAGCCAGTTTCTCGGGCCAAGACATCGTTGAGGCCGTTTACGGTGCAGCGTTTCAAATCTCGAACACCAGCAACTACCTGCCAACACACTATTTTGTGTCGCCAGTAACTTGGGCAAAACTTGGTATGGCCGTAGACGGCGACAATCGCCCAGTGTTCCCATTTGTTGGCGCACCCGGACTTGGTGGCTACAACGCAGCCGGCACACAGTCAGCAACTTCATGGAACGGTAACCCATTGGGCTTGTCGCTTGTAGTTGACAAAAACATGACTGGCGGAACCACCACCGGCACACTTTCTGGTGTAGTTGGTCACGCCGCTGGCCCAGCTGCGGGCTTCGAGTTCTACGAGCAGATGAAAGGCGCAATCTCAGTGGACGTACCAAGCACGCTTGGCCGCACTATTGCGTTCCGTGGTTACGCAGCTGTCTTCATGGCAGACGCAACCAAGTTCGTTAAGCTCGTAAACGCATAACCCGAAAGGCGGGCTACCGCCATGGCGGTTTACTCAATCACGCACAAGCAAATCGTTGATAACTACGGCGTTTTGCAACTGCTCACTAACGCGCTGGTACAGCCCGGCGACAGCATTACAGTCGCGGCCGTTGACGCAACATTCAACGGTACGCGCACTGTTTATGCTTGCCCGCAATTTTATTACTTAGGCGTAGACGAATACGGCGACCTGCTTTATAACTACGACTTGCCAATACAAAACCAAGTCTTGTTCGCCTTAACGGCGGCAGACGTCGAGCGCGGCCCAGCAACCGGCACGCTTACGTATGCGCCTACATGCACTTGGATTACAGCCGGGCAAATTGAGGACTGGTTAGGCATCGGTACCGCGACCGTGGCCGATACAACATTCTTAACTCAGTGCGCGTCAGCTGCAAACGCTTTTGCGTTTCGCCGACGTCAAGAGTCTGGCTGGATAGATAGCCCAAGCACTGTCCCAAGTGGTGACGTAGCCTTAGGCTGTATACAATATGGGGGAATGTTATATAGACAGCGTGGCAGCATTGACTCGTTCGCCAGTTTTGGAGACGGTGGCGCGGTAACCGTTACAGGCCTCTCAGGCGTCATAAAACAACTGCTTGGCATTGACAGACCGCAAGTGGCCTAGCGCATGCCAGTGAACTACACAGACCTCTTTAACGAGGCTCTAGACGACCTAGTAGCAACGCTTACGGCAGTTAGCGGGCTTCAAGTGGTCAACGACCCGCGCAACCTTGTACCGCCGTGCGTTTTTATTGACGCGCCAACATTCGAGGCATTCAACTTCAACATCGTAAAAATGTTGTTTCCGGTGCGCTGCATTACTCTTGGGCCAAACAACCTAGACGCGCAACGGTCACTCATGAACCTTGCCGCCAAAGTTATTGGCGCTAAAGTTGGTGTTCAGGACGGCCGCCCAACTATCGCCATTATTGGCGGTGCTGAGTATCCGGCCTACGACTTGACCATAGCCATGCAAGCCCAAACCGGTTAGGAAAATATGTACGTAGTAAACAGTCCCAGAGTCGGCATCGTCGGCGAACCTTTTAACCCAGACGGCCACGACGTCGCCTACCTTTTGGCTGGCGGTTTCATTGTCGAGAAATCACACACCAAAGCCCCAAAATCTGCTAAAACAGAACTAGAAGAAACACCCGAGGAGTAAACCCCATGCCTACCAGTACCTATCTCTCAAACCCAGACGTTCTCATTGGCGCGGTTAACGTGTCAGACCAGTGCACAAGCGTGACATTGAACTACACGGTAGAAGCACTTGAAAGCACCGCATTTGGTGGCACTGCTCGCGTTTACACCGCTGGCCTACAGGCAAACGAACTTACGTTAACAATGTATGCGAGCTACGCAGCAAGCGAGTCGTACGCAACTCTGAGCACTCTTGTTGGTACACAAATCGCAACTATCATTGTTTCACCAGCTGCGCCAACAACACCCGGTACGTACTCGGCCACAAACCCCGGCTTCACTATCTCGGGCGGATATCTCGAAACGTTGCCAGTTATGAATGCCTCGATGGGCGAACTTGCTACCATGGATATTGTTATTCGCGGCGGCACCTACACCGTAGACGTATCCTAAAGACAAACAAGCTGAAAGGTAGCCCGACATGCAGTTAAGGCTCAAAGTACAACGACAAAACGAAGACGCCTACGAGGTAACCACTAACCTCGCCGTCATTGTCGCATGGGAAAGGCGCTTTAAGCGTCGCGCCAGTGACCTAGGCTCGGGCGTTGGCATGGAAGACTTAGCCTTCATGGCTTACGAGGCCAGCCAACGCTCCGGCATTATTGTGCCCGCATCGCTTGACGCGTTTATAAACACTATTGAGAACCTAGAAGTAGTAGACAGCGAGCCGGCAACTTTTACCGTGCCGGAACTATCCGGCGACAGTTAGCAGAGCTTCTATTACACACGGGCTGGTGGCCCCCAAGTGTAGACTTTGAGTTACCAGACTTAGCCACCGTCATAGACGTACTTGAAAGGCAGCGTAAACAAAATGCCCGCTAGCGCGTCTTACAAGGTTTACGGTATCCAAGAGGCCTTGGCAGAGATAAACAAAGTAGACCGCGTTTTACGCCGGCAGATTACTAAAGACATTCAGTCTGGCGCTGGTACTCGACTTGTGACTGCGGCGCGCTCGTTTATTCCGACGGCTAGCCCGCTTTCGCGCATGGTTAATGGCAACATGATTAAAGGCCGCGACGGCACGGGTTGGTCACGCGCCCGTGTTCTCGCTGGCATACGCACCGTGGTTGGCAAACGTGGCCAGCGTGCCCGCACTATAAGGTTCTCTAACGGCCGTACAGCCGATTTTAAGGCGACGCAATACCAGTTACTAGTTCTACAGCAGCGAGACGCTGCCGGCGCAATCTGGGACCATGCAGGCATACAACGTGGTGGCCAGTTTGTTACTAACCTTATTGCTGAAGGCGAGCACGTCGGCCCCGCAGCTGCGCCCCGCGCACTGCAACCAGCTGCCGAAAGTGTGTTACCCGCTGTCGAGGCTGAGGTAGACAAGATAGTCGAGCGCGTTATGACTATTGTTAACCGTAACCTCGTACAAACTAGGACGCGCTAATGGCAATTAATATCCCCATCATTTCAAGCCTAAACACCAAAGGTTTTGACGCAGCCAAAAAAGAGTTTGCCAGTCTGCAAGGTTTCGGCGCCAAAAGCGGTTTTCTGCTACAAAAAGCAATGCTTCCCGCCGCCGGCGCTGTCACCGCATTGGCTGGCGGTTTGGGTATGGCCGCCAAGGCAGCGGCAGAAGACGAGAAAAGCGCAAACCTTTTAGCCCAACAACTTAAACGTACGCTTGGCGCTAACGATGAAGTAACGGCCAGCATGGCTCGGTTCGTAGACCAAACGCAATTAGCCACAAACGTGACCGACGACGAACTTAGGCCGGCTTTGTCGGGTTTGGTGAGGTTCACGAAAGACGCTCAAAAAGCCCAAGACCTTTTAACTTTAAGTGTCGACACAGCAATAGCAACGGGTAAGGATTTAACCGCTGTGAGCACCGCTATTGGGCGTGCGTACGACGGCAATTTTACGAGCTTGAAGAAGTTAGGTATTCCGCTCGACGACAACATAATTAAAACAAAAGATTTTGCGGCAGCACAAAAAGCGTTAACCGACCAATTTGGTGGTGCGGCAGCTGCAAACATGAACACTTTTGAAGGCCGCTTAAAGAACGTCAAAATACGTTTTGACGAGTTTGTAGAAACTATTGGCTACAAAGTCTTGCCCATTGTTGACTCACTATTACGGAATGTCACCAAACTTGTGGACATTTACGGTCAAAAAGGTTTAGGCGGCGTACTTGACGGAATAAAAAACAAGTTTCTTGACTCGCGCACCGCGGCCGACGGCACAGTAACAACAAACGGCAAGTTGTATAACGCGGCGGTCAAAGTACGCAACGGCTTTACCTACATGTTTAACGCGGCGCGCCAGTTGTCAAACGATTTAGTAAGCACAGAGTTCCGCATTACAGAACTAAAAAAGGCTGTAGGCACCGACTTTACAAAGCAGTTGGATTTCAGCGTTAACTCGATGAAAGAAATGGCCAAGGCACTAAACCTTGTGTCGGTCATGGGGCCAGTAGCTTCACGTAACCTAAGCGAGTTCCGCAAATATGCGCTAGACATGGCACCAGTCCTAGCCCAAGAGCGCCTCGACAAACTCGCCGCAGCTGAAGAAGCCGCCGGGAAAGCCGCCACCGCTGCCGGCATTGCAAACGATAAAGCCAAAGAAAAAGCGGCAGCGCATACCGCGAAACTTAAACGGCAAGCAGAGGCAGCAAAAGAGGCAGCGAAAGCACTAGCCGAAGATTACGCCCGCGCATTGGAAGACGCAGCACAGCTTGTAAAAGATAAGTTTGCGCCCGCGCTTATGCGCGCCAATGAGCAACTGACCAAGGCAACCGACACTTACAACAACTTCTATGACGCAACCCGAGATGTGGTTCGCGGCATATTCAACGTGGGCGAAGCATGGACGACCGCAGCCGACAGCGAAGGCGCAAAAACATTCTTTGGTGTACTCGATGAGCAAGCCGCCAAGGCTGGGAAACTTGCAACCGGCATAGAAAAACTTATTGCAGCAGGTTTGGACGACCCCGCGCTATTGCAGTCAATCCTTGACGCTGGCGCGGACGTAGGCTTAGAAATAATTACCGGGCTTCTCGCTGGCGGTAAAGAGTCCATAGACAAACTGGTAGGTATCTCTGGCACCATCAACTCAGCTGCCGACCGCATAGCAAAATTGACAGCCGATAAATGGTTCAAATCAGGCGTTGACCAAGCCACCAAAATTGTCGAAGGCGTCAACAGCGTTATTGCAGATACCGAGTTCCTACTGAAGTTTGCTATCGACCCAGCCAGCATTGCCGCTATCGGCGCGCAACTAGACACAAACCTAGGCACAGTATTTGCCGGCGGTTCAGCACCAGCACCGACTACTAACCCGTTTGGGCCAGTGCTTGGCAGTATTAACACCAGCACAAATGCCGATATGTCACGGTTTGGTGGCGGCAACGTCAGCTCATCAAGCGTAACTATTAACGTCAATGGCGGCGACCCAAACGCAGTAGTAAGCGCACTACGCACCTACATGCGGCAAAACGGGTCGGTGCCCATCAAGGTAAGCAACATTTACTGATGCCGCCGTATTTCAAGGTTCAGTACATTAGTGGCGGCGTTTTTACCACTATTCCAAACGGCCAAAACGTAACGGTAAACGTCGGCCGACAACATCAACTTGACCAATACAACGCCAGCACAGCACAAGCAGTTATACGGTACCCCAACGGTTACGTTTCACCAATTACTGAGTTGGTACCCGGTGTTGATATGCGCATACAATTAAACTATAACGGCACCGATTACACCGTATTTGTAGGCAAATTAGCCAACGCTTTAACAACATACGGCATTCCATATGTCGGTTCTGTGGGCAACGCCGACTACTTAAACCTTACGCTCGAAGGACAATTAGCAGACTTTGGCCGCGTTTCTGGGCTTAATTACGCCATGGCGGCTGGTTCACTTAGCACCCAATTTGCTACAGCAACAACACAAAGTGGCTACACAATCTCGTTTAACAATACTTGGGCTTCTACTGTCGCAGTGCCTAATATGCCAGCAACCACGATTAGCACCACTTGGGGCGACTGGATTAACCGCGTAGCTTTAACACTTAACGGCCGCCTGCTCGAAGACAGAGCCACTGGCCTATTTTTGATTAGCCCATTTAGCGGTTTAAACAGCCCCGCAAACCTTTCAGACGTCGCCAACGACGCCAGTTTTGCTAACTACCAAGACCTTACTTTTACGTCTTTAGCCGACAATTTTTACACCCAAGTAACGGTAAGCCCCGAGTCCTACGCAGCTCAAACAGTGCAAACAGGCTCTAGCCCATATCGCACATATACCGTAAACACGCTTAACAACTCAACTGGCCAAGCGCTTGACTACGCCAATTATCTACTTAATAACTACAAGTCGCCAGCCATTCGGATTAGTTCAGCGCGCATATTCTTAAACGCAACAACCGCGCCAATACCGCCAGTTACGTTAAGTATTGGCGCCGTTTACACGGTTACATTTCGAGGCACAACTTACAACTGCGTGCTTGAAGGCTACACATACTCTGGCGACGTGTCCGAAACCTATGTAACAATGTATTTTTCGCCGGCTGAACAGAACGCATATTTAATATTGAACGATGACGTTTTCGGCAAACTTGACTTTAATAGACTGGGGTACTAATGGCTATAAAAACTTTCACGACTGGCGAAGTGTTGACCGCTTCAGACACAAACACGTATTTGGCAAACAGCGGGCTTGTTTACATAAGCACTACGACGGCAACTAGCGGCTCGTCTGTAACCGTGAGTAATTGCTTCTCAAGCACGTACGACGCGTATAAAATTATCGCAACTGGTGGCGGTACTGCCGCAGCCACGGCTATTGCCTTTCAATTCACAGGCATAACTACCGCTTACTACGGCGGAGTAATTTATTTCGCTTACGCAGGCGGCGGGCCGTCAGCTCCCAGCGCAGTTGGTTTCAACAACGCTGCAAACTGGCAAGAAGTAGGCGCGGCCAACGTAAACGGTTGCAACCTTAACATGGACATACAAAACGCAAACCTTGCAAAACATAAGGCTTTTGGTTGTTTTACGCCAAACATAAACACGGCTGGCTCGATGGTTTACTCGAACGGAATGTGCGCTAGCACCGTTCAAGCGACCGGTTTTACTTTGAGCATTGGTAGCACTTTTACAGGCATAACCATTACGGTTTACGGATATCGAAAGGCATAAAAAATGGAACCAAAAATAGGTACATTTCACGACGTGCTAACTGGCGAAGTTGTTGTGCGCGAACTTACACAACAGGAAATTGAAGATTTTGGCGAGGTAATAGATTATGGTTTGGCGGATTAGTTTTGTGGCGCTTTTGTTTGCGTCAATCCTCGTAGCGTGCGGTAACCGTGAGCGCGTCAACTGCCCGCCAATGGTCAAAAACAAGGCCTTGCGCGCTGCAACAACCATTACCGTAGACACCGCCAGCCTCGGCAGCACACGGACAGTAGAAACTAAATGCCTATAATCCCAGCGCCACGCCGCGAACATCGCATGACCAGCGAAGAAATCAAGGCGCGCCTAATCTTCATTGTTGCTTGCGCGCTATCCGTAACCTTTGTGGTTTCAACCTTGGCGCTACTTTACGGCCTGCTTTTCGTCACTCAGCCGCTCGAAGTATCAGACAACGACAAAAGCGCATGGGCGACCTTGCAACCATTGTTGCTATTCCTCACCGGCTCACTTGCTGGCCTACTAAGCGCTAACGGTCTAAAAGACAAACCGAAAGACAAAACCAATGAACAACGACGACAAAAAAGGCCTACTCAAAATAGTGCGCGACGCAGCTGCAAAACTCTTGACACGCATCGCCGACATGATTAGCCGGCCATGAAGTACACCGGCACCACCGACGGCGCGGCTTTAGGCAAACGCCCCGGCACCGAAAAGTTTGTAGACATCATTAAGAAAAAAGGCTTTACCAACTTAGGCACTTGGGCAGTACGTAACATGCGCGGCAGTGACCGCCTTAGCGTGCACGCCACAGGCCGTGCAGCCGACATTGGGTACAAAGACAAGGCAACTGCCGCCATGTGGGCAAACTGGTTGGTAGCGAACTACAAGGTTTTAGGCATTGAAGAAGTACACGACTACGCCGGCACCACCAAAAAAGGCTGCGAGAAATGGGGCCGTGGCTGGCGTTGTAACCGTGACGGTAAGCCCGGTTGGAAAGACTGGTCAGAGACCGCGAACGGTGGCACGCCCGGTGGTTTGTGGTTACACGTCGAGTTGACCCCAGCCATGGCCGACAACCCGCAAGCGTTTGTAGCCGCATGGAAAAGCGTAACCCCACCCGATAAAACCGTTACAACATAAGGCTTTTAGCGCAAAGGCGCGCAAAGTCTCAATAACGCCATTAAGGTTTTTACCTATCCCGACGAAAGGCAGAAACTATGAAACGACTACTTGGCGTACTCGCCACAGCTGCGCTACTCATGCCGGCCACACAAACCAGAGCGGCAGTAGAACCGAACTGCAACCGCTACAAACCATTGGCGCTAGAGGTCGGCTGGCAGAAAAAAGACTTGCCACGGCTTATGCAAATATGTTTGCGCGAGTCCAAAGGCTTCGCACGGGCATGGAACCAGCGCGACCCGTACACCGGCAGTTACGGCCTCATGCAAATAAACGGCAGCAACAAGCGGTTCCTTGTCGAGTCTGGGATAGTCCGCAAACACATGACCGAACTCTGGTCACCCCGCAAAAACCTTAAAGCGTCATTGGCATTATTTAAGCGCCACGGCTGGGCACCATGGAAAGGCAACAGCGCGCCAAAAATTGTGGTATGTTGCACCCGTTAGTTATTTTCAACCCGACTAGAAAAGAGACAACATGGTAAACCCGACTGACCATTTAGACCAAGCACTAGCGAACTTGTGGGCGAACACTCGACCCAAAGCAACAGACGTGCTCATACGAAACCTGCGCGCACACGCTTACAGCTACGCAATGGACGACGCAGCATTATGCGAGGACCTACGCCAAGCCATTGGCCGGCTAGAACACCCCAGCAGCCTTGAACCAAAACAACAGAGCATCATTGACCGCCTTGACGACATCGTGCAAGAACTGCACGACCTCGGGCATACGCAACTTGGTGGCGAAACCGACCAACTACTCATCGCAATAGACAACGCATTGCGAGGTAAAAAGTGAGAACCATTGCAGGCATTTTTGCATTTGTAGGCGTTATGACAGTTTTTGGCTTGGTCACATTGTGGGCCGCTGACTGGATTAACAACCATGAGAACGGCTGGTACGAGTAATGGCTTTTGACCTTTCCGAGTATGTAGACGTAAAAACACGTCTCAAGCAAGCATTAAAAGTTTTCCCACAGCTGCGCATTGTCGAGCACCGACCAGAAATAACCCAAGTGGGTGACCAGTTGTTTATTGAGTGCAGCGTCACCGTGAGCCGTGACCCAGACGACCCAATACCCGTGACCGCTTACATGTTTGAGCCTTACCCTGGGCGTACGACGTTTACCAAACTGTCCGAACAAGCCAACGGCGCGACAAGTGCGCTCGGGCGCGCATTGGGCTATATGGGTTTTGGCATAGACAAGTCCATTGCCAGTAGCAACGAGGTTCTAGGACGCCAGCAAGCCGCAGAGGACGACCGCAGCACCGTGGTGAGCATTGCGCGACCTACACCAGTACTAGACGGCCCACGGTCTAAAGAAATAGGCAGCGCTCGACTATCAGCCCGCGAACAAACACAGGCAAGCCAAACCGCACCACGCGAACATACGCAGCCAGCCAACGGTGGCGGCGCAACCGCTAACCAAATAAAAATGCTCACCCAAATGTGCGCAGAACGTGGGCTAGATTTTGACCCTACGACACCAATGACCTACTCAGAGGCAAAAGACATGTTCCTAAACATCAAACCAATACCAAAGGTTAAATGATGAGCAACATAGACCAAATGCCGGCTGAGCAAGCCTTGTGGGCGTACTCGAGCATGCTGTACGACTCACGCGAACAATGCGAAAGTCTGAGGCGCGAACTAAACATAATTATTAACCAATACGAGGAAATGGCATCAGAACTTAATTTCTGGAAACGCCAAGCAGAATTACTAGAAGCCATATTCATTGGGCGCGGCGATGCCAAATAACTATGCCGGCATGACTGAAGCCCAATTCTTGAAACAAGTAGTAGCAGTGGCTAAGTTGCGCGGCTGGTTGATTTACCACGCCAAACCGGCACAAGTTGGCGAGCGTTGGGCAACTCATTTTCAAGGCGATGCAGGTTTCCCAGACTTCGTCATGTTTCGCCCACTGGCGGCCTAGTGTTCGCAGAGCTGAAAGCAGGCCGTAACAAACAGTCCGACGCACAGCTGCGGTGGCAACGCTACCTACTTGAAGCCGACTACGAGTGTTATTGCTGGTATCCAAAAGACCTAGACGCAGTCATAGCGCGACTGAGTGACATATGAGCAAAGTACTGGTGACGCTCGACTACGAGGAATTGGAATATTGCGCGATTAGCGGTGCGCGCCGAAACATACGCGCCATGCAAAAAGACCGCAAACCCCGAGACAAAACAAGTTACAGCAAACAAAACTGGTGGCAGTCCAACATCACTGGCGTTATCGGTGAGTACGCAGTAGCCAAGTCATTAGGCGAGCATTGGTTAGACCTAGAGCAAGACCGTGGCGGGTTTGACGTA